ATGGGCATCTGTTCTATCTGTAGAATTCATACGACGGTATTTTCCATATTCCAAAAATAAAGAAATATGGAAAAAATATGTATTTCAAGATGGAGTAAAAGAAGACCTGCCAAAAGATTTGCCGTGGGAGAATTTAATTGATTCTGAAAAATATTATTTTTATAGTCCACAAGAGACGGAACAGCGAAGATGCCCTTATAATTACAATATTCTTAGAATTATGGCTGGCTTAAAGAATATAAAATATTCAAATTAAATGATTGTTATTCGTGTATTTAGACCAAAGAACAATTCAAACTGACACTTAGCAGGATAAACCCCTTCTTTTTGATTGTTTAGAATTGTTTTTTTACTTAAAGTATTTCGTGTAAAAAAGACCTATTTGAAGAACTGCGACCATTTTATGTTTATTCTTTAGTGCGTTTTTTTAATTCATTATTAAATACTAACATTTGGTATTCAATATTAGATAATTTTTTTCTATTCGATCAAGACCCTCATATTCTAACATACTCACTGCAATTGATCCTCCTAAAAATCCACTAAATCCACACAACAAATAAAATAATGCCCTATCTCTATCCATTAATTAGTAACTTACTTATTTGTCTAAGTCGTTGAAACATTTGACATAAATTTACTATTCTAAACACTTGAAATAAACTCCCATTGTAGGTAATCACAAATCTTTTTCCATACTTGATCGTGTTGAATGAGTCTATCGCGGGATTTCAACAGGGGAAAATAAATCTTGTATTCGTCAAGTTCCATGAGTTCAAGAAATTTATAAATAATGTAATGGTATGACAGCATATTTCTTCGTTCATCTGGACAATACAACAGATAAGGCGCTTGAACCTCTTGAAACATGGCACGAATTTTATCTTCAATTTCTGGACTCAAACTAGGAGGCGGTATTCCGTTTAACCGAGACAAAATATGCGCAGAATGTTCGTAATATCTATTACGTCCCAACTTTTTCAAAATCTCTCGTATATTTTGTTCGTCAAGAGCAGCAATGTTATCTATACGTCTTTTTTTGATTTCACAAATGACTTCATTCATTACTTCGTCTGGAATGATTGTACTTTCCTTGCCTTGGAATTGATTCAATATTTCATTCAAATGATTTAGTTTCTTGTATGCATAATTGTTTCGCTCCTTTGGTGTATCGCGAAAACTAGGAAAGTCAGAAACTACCAATGAATACTCTTCGCTGCCACATTTCGGACACGCAAGAATACCTTCAGAATGAAGTTCTTCGCGTGCAATATTGCACGTTTCGCAGTGTTCTGCCATTTTCTTGAGATGCTCCGAATATTCAATCAAATTCATACCATTTGAAAGACCCCGACGAGCAAGATATTCGTCATACATGCGCTTTTTTGAAACACCAATGTTATTCTCGGCAACAGAAAACTTTTCGGATCCAAAGACAACCTTTGTAACTGCCTTCTTTTGAGGTTTTGCATAGTACTCGAGCATGATATCTCCGTGTTGCAGGTAATAATTTTGTATATCAAGACCCTCTTGAATTCTTTCAAGTTCTTCCTTGCGTTTATGAAGTTCGCTTGTAATCTTTGACATTTGAATAGAATCCGAAGAATCAAATAGATCAAATTTCGCAGTCTTTAATTGATTCTCAAGTGAAGAAATGTCGCTCTTTATTTTTTCAATATATTCCTGTGCATGTTTTTTCTGCACTTCTTCAATGTATTTTTCATGAAGAGAATCTAGAGTTCCAACTTTATTCTTTGAAGAATTTGAATCTCTACTTTTCTTAACCTTGAATATATCCGCCATTATAAGAATAAAATTACCTGTATCGTAAGTTAATATTTAAAAAAACACACCCCGCAATTAAAATTGCAATACCCAACATCAAGACTGGCGTCTGGTCTACATTTACCATAACATGCGACGATCTTTGATTTTCAAAATATGGAGCAAATACTTCTCTTGCAGGTTCTTCTGCAACTTCTTGACAACCTCGCATGTTAAATTCAAGAGAAGGCGTCAAAAACCTCGTTTCTGTACCATTGTCAACACCTGTTTGAATGTTTGTCACAGGGCAACGAAATGCCTTGCACGGAGGAATTCCATCGAGAACAAGTCCATTCATTATTTTTAGTGGATTCATTGCAGCAATGTCACCTCCAGCACCAGGAATAATGCCATCAAATCCACTACCCTCTACTGCTCTTTGAAAAGAAGGACCAAGAACCCCTGCTGCATCGTCACCTCCTAATTTGTTATTGATATATGTGTACCTTGATACCTCCTTTCCATTCGGAGCACGACACGTACCGCCAGTCTCGCGAAAAAACTGATTACCAACTTTTGGACCAGTTATAAGACTTCCAACATAACTTCGTATGGCACCTGCATTTGTAAAAACTTGTCCTATGTTGCCGTCCGATGATACACCCATCTCTCTTGGAGAACGAATAGTCTGTAGGTAGTCAAATGAAGGACCAAGTGCGGCATCCAGTCCCGAGTTCACTGCTCCGATTGGATTGTCGTTTGCTTGAACAATACTACCCTGAACTGATTTCCACAATCCGGACATGCTTACTTAAATTCGAGAAGTTGTTTTTGAAACCCAGGATTTGTAAGAATGCATGGTCGTTGCATTGCGACGTTTTCAACAAGTCTCAAAAGAGGAACGCCAAATTTTTTACATACGTATGCGATAACAAGACAGGCGGATCGATTGATTCCTGCTTGACAATGCACATAGATTTGTTTGCACTTGGGATCTCTAAGAAAAGTATCCATGACGGTTTCAAAATGTTTATAATGCATTTGTAGTATAGGATATTCTGGATGATCAATGGCATTCAAACATACATAGTTATTCTTAATAAAGTGTTTGGCCGATTCTGGGCATGCCGCGTCTTCAGCACAATTTACAATATGTGTGATACTGTTCCTTAATATAGTTGGAGTATCAAGGTAACACCCTGGACCCAACATGATGCGAGGAAATACTCCCGCAGCATTATCGATACTATAACCTCGCGAACGCGGACGATATACTGAAATGATCTTCTCTAAACTCATATTGTATTTCAAAATGGAATAAGTAATTATTATGTCAACGAGTGTCAAAATGTTTCGACCGATGCTTGCTGTCAATTGCGAAATTGATAAACTAAAATATCCTATTCTCTGTACATTTAAGTACGACGGAATCCGTTGTGTCATAAAAGATGGTCAAGTACTTTCAAGAATGTTGAAACCGATTCCAAACGATTTTGTTCGAGAAAAATTGGAAGATATTGAATGTGAATACAATCTGGACGGAGAACTCATTTGCGAAGGCGGATTTAATGCCGTTCAAAGTTCAATTATGAAAGAAGAAGGTCGTCCAAAGTTCAAGTATTACGTGTTTGACGTAATAATTGAACTTCCTTATGTCGATCGCATGGATATTTTAAAAAAACTTGATCTTCCAACCTTTTGTCAAAAGGTTCTTCCTACAACAATTTCAAGTCGCGAAGAACTCTGTGGATACGAAGAAGCAGCAGTTGAATTGGGATATGAAGGTGTCATGATTCGAACACCGTACGGTCCTTACAAGTATGGACGTTCGACGCTGCGAGAAGGATATCTACTAAAACTAAAAAGATTCACAGACGCAGAGGGTGTCGTGGAAGACGTTGAAGAAATGATGCACAATGAAAATACTCCCGAAATCAATGAACTTGGACTAACGAAACGACCTTCTCATAAGGAGGGCAAACGTCCCTCAGGGGTTTTGGGCGCATTTATTGTGCGTTATAATGATCACTTGGTCAAGGTTTCGACAGGTCTTACTATGAAACAGCGAGAAATGTATTGGCAGGAGGATTGTATTGGAAAAATTGTAAAGTTTAAGTTTCAAGAGGCAGGTAAAAAAGACCTTCCTCGATTTCCAGTCTTTATTGGGTTTCGTCATCCCGATGACATGTGAAAAACATTAATTATACACATACACAATAATGAGGAGGGTTTTTTACATGTAAATATCTATACGAAAATCCCTATCATTATATGCATCATCCCACTCTTCATGGAAGAGTTGATTGAAATAGCGGAATGGTACAGATAAAGCCTTGTAGTCGGCAAGAATACCCTCCTTTTTCTTGTTCCATTCATTGAGCATCTGGTCATATGTTTGATCAATTGTAAATAATTGTCTGACACGTGCAACGATTGCATCAATATCTGCTCGAGAATAACAATTCTCTCCACATACAAGATCATACTCAATACTGCCAAGTATATCGTTAACACACTTCTCCCATTTATTGTATGCATTTTGCTCATTACGTGCCGCGACAGGTAGTGTACTGCTGTTGTCGATTTTTTGAACATAACCAATGCATCTCTGTTTGCGCTTTGAAATCTTTGCCTCAAACTTGGGCACGTGACGAGACGATGTCTTCTTTTTGCCTTTACGTGCTCTGCATTCCACAGAAAAGTCTTCTTCATAATCCGAATACGAATCTGAAATTTCGGGAACATCAACATCTCGGCAGGTGTGAATGTCCTCGAACGGGTCGTCTTGGTATTCCATACCGCAATCTTCACACGTAACAATCATGTTACATTCATGCACCAGTCTCTGTTCAATACTATCAAACACTCGCCTGCAGCGCTTACATCCTGCAGTTTGTCTTGTATTGATATCTTCAATCGCAAAGATTGATTCGATCGGCAGACCACTCAGCAAGTGTTCCTTGTAACTCTTGTCCAATGCTACACGGTATATTCTATTGCCAACTCGCTCCCATTTCGCACAGTCTACGTAACCAATGACTGCGGTTGCCATTATACTTGAATACGTTACACTTGAATAAACTTAAATACGCGCCAACCAAAAATCACACCTTCTTACAAATCCGTTTTGACAAGTCTTTCCGAATCCTTTAATTCTAAAATACAATCTTCAACTAGCATCCAGTTATGTGTTTCTGTATTAAACACAAACTCATAAATGGAATACATGTTACCAGACATCTGGTTCATGGAAAATTTCTTATGGTAATTTGAAACACAAAGACATGTCAAATAACCATCTACATGTTTCAAAAGTGTATCATTTTCAAATACAATATAGTTTGTATATTTTTTAACAATAGACTTTGAAACGTCATATCCTTTCAACAGTTCCAGAATTTTCTCGGGAAGATAATTCGTGAGTTCCATATTTTCTTAACGCCAGTACTTGTTTGAGTCCGTTTTATACAAGAGGTTGTGCCAACACCTGTAAAACATAAACCAAAAATACTGCCAGTGCTCCTAATACACCAGCACCTGTTAAAGAAACAACTCCTGAACCAGAATAGGAACCTGGAACATAACGAAGAACCATGGACTGTACATTTGTCATTGAAATGATCACGGTTGCCAAGAAAATGCAGACATACGTCAATATACTCTTCAATACTGACTTTACAACGACGGGATTCGAAGGTTGTACCGGCGGAGGTGGTGTATAAATGGCAGATGCAGTTCCCGGCGTTATCATTTGCGGATACGTCGTCGCGGCAGGGAGACTCATGGCAGGTTGAGATGCTCCTCCGGTGGGGGGAACAAGTTGATCCAGCGGCGTTGCGTCCATTATAAGATTACAGGGAAACTCTCGCACTGGGACACGACGCATCTTGAATTCTGAACTTGTAACATTTACCATCAATGTTAAAAACACGATCTTTGATCTCGGCAGGCAACAGAGCAGAAATGTCTACTTGATAGCGAGAACGACGAAACATGAGAACCGCAATACCAACTCCTAAAACAAATGATATGAAAATTTGAGCCTCTCGTCTACGCAAAATCTCGCGCAGCATTACTTATTTAACTGCGTTATATTTTCAGTACAGGATACTTGATATGGTTTCAGACGGAAACAACCATTTTCAGATCCTGGGTTTTTCAATATCATGTTTGGATTCTTGATATCAGGATAAAATTTTCTTGTACTTGTTGGAGGAACAAATACAGAGGAGACTAACATACCAACAACAAAACCAAAAATAACACAAATAGGATCAAACATTATTATTCAAAATCGATAAAAAAAACACATTACATGTATAAAATGAAATTCAAAGATGCAGTTGCAGAATCGGTAAAGAAACTTTCGTCAAGTGACTTTATAGATCGTGTTAAAGAAGAAGACGAGACAATGTTACAACACCTTGATATTCTTAAAAAGATAAACAAACGCGGATTCATTACCACAGAAAGTCAAGCAGGGCGCAAACGGACTGGTGAAGGGTATACAATACACGAAAGAGCATATGTATCTGGGTTTATGCTAGAGTCGAATGCAGCAACGTTTATAAAGGATATGGCAGTTCATACAGATAAAAATGCAATATTTGTTCCGCACTGTGAAGACAGTGTATATATTCCGGGCAAACTGGATATACCCTTAACAATCACAGAAAGAAAGAATGGAAAGGTAGAAGTCAATACTCATTCGTCTAGCACATTACCACAATATGTCTGGGAATCTTTCCGTAAAGAAGCGCGAATCAACAAGGACCAAAAAATTGTTTTAATATTTTGCTGGGATTCAAAGTGGGACAGAAATGCCTCCAAACCGTCAGGACTCTTCAGTGATGTTTTGAAAATGTTGGAAAAAAATTACTGAAGATACTTCATGTCTGTCTTCAATTCATTAGACCCGTGTGGATTTTAAAACCTTCGCATGTTCAACGGAAACATTTTTGTCGGGTTATAAGTGATTAATATGTAAATGTTTATGAATTCGTCGCAGTGTCTCATCGTGATCTCCGCTCCAAGTAATTGTCTCCATATTGGGTGGCAAATAGGGAACATGCCCACCAAAGTAGACAATTAAGTTGTTGTGAAACAAGAATGTGCGCGAATTGTTTATCCATAAAATTTCTGGTGAATTTCGACAGGCATAATTGTAAAAATTATCACGTCCTCCATTGGTGTCTCCGACAAGTAAAACTATCATTTAATTATAATGTTACTTCCGGATATACGTAACTTTGCGAATTCTAAAGTATATCTTCCAATATTGACGTCGGCAGCACTGGTAGATACTCTTGGTCTTTTTATATGGAGATATACGTCGCTTCCTGGATCTCCAATTAACAGATGGTATGATAACTTTGGATTGTCTGCCTATGTAATAGATGTTCTTTCAATCATGTTGGGAGTTGTTCTTACACAAATTAGTACCTTTTTTATAGGAGGAGCATGGAACCCCGCCTTCTTTTGCTTCGTTGCTGTAGCAATACAAATGACACATGATTTGTTCTTTGGAACAGTTATTGTTCCATTCATTCCTAAAGGACACAATGCAGTTATGGATCTCATGAAAGACTATGTAAAGATAAAAAACCCAGGCGGTATTTTGATTGTTGACGCGCTATACATGGTTTTTGCTTCATTACTGACAATGCTCTTCTATAATGCTCCTGCGTGGATTTCGTGGTTTGTTCTATTGTGGACACTATACGTTACTGGTTATATATTGTATACTCGAGCACGTTAGACTTGTTTGAATACTTCCCACCAACGAATCTTTTGAAAGTCTGGGTGAACCTTGCTATCAAATGAAGGAATTTCATAGACTAAACTTTTTCCATCTACCAATGATGTCTTGAATACGAATGTAATAGATGGCAACTCAATGGTAATTTCATTAAATCTATCAAGACAGTTGCGTTTGAACTCTCGCATGTGCTGACACAATGGGTGTGTAAAACTTTCACGCGGATAATTTACCTTTATAGTTTCAATAATGTTATTGCGAACATTCTTTGAATGTATGTTAAATACGGCATTACGATTCATTTTGTGAATAGCACACTATGACCTTGCAATCGGTTGATTCGTTTTTAAGAAGAAGAAAATTGAACTAGAAATTTAAAATATTTTGTTATTCCGCTTTTGCGCTGACCACCTGTAATCTTTTTCTGTTTTCTTGTCCTACCTCCCTTTACTGCCTTTGCTCCAACTTCTACCTTTACTTCAATCACATCCGAATCAACTTTATCATCAATTGTCCACGTGTTTTTGCCAAGTTTTGTAGGAAAATGTATTGTGTAATACTTTCCTTCTAAATGTCTGGATTCTGAATCTGAATAAGCATCGAGTATACCCTTTCTCAGTTGTTCAATATCAAATTTGCCTACTGCAATATTCTTACATTCAATGAATTTCTTTATGTGTCCTATTATACTTTCCCTGAGTTTCTTGAGAGTAGTAATCTTTTCAAGAGGCAGTATATCACCATCCTTATATGTCTCACAGGTGGATGATTTACGTAATATTGTGGGGGATAGGTTTGTTGCTAATGACAGGGGTTCACTAGATGTTGCCGGGAGTTTTTCTGACGTTTCTGGCGATGGTGGTGTCTTTATTATCGGCAGTAAGGGTGGAAGTTTACTAGATTCTGGTGTCGCAGATGGTGGTACTTCTGTCGTAGGCGGTGGTACTTCTGCTGCAGGTGGCGGTACTTCTGTCATAGGCGGTGGTACTTCTGTCGTAGGCGGTGGTACTTCTGTCGTAGGCGGTGGTACTTCTGTCGTAGGCGGTGGTACTTCTGCTGCAGGTGCCGGTACTTCTGCTGCAGGTGCCGGTACTTCTGTCG